TAGACCCCTTGGACGAAACTTTATGGGATGATGCTTATGCTCCTACTAATGTCGAGATTATAGACACTCATAGATCAGTAATTGACGGAGAATAATATGAGCGATTCAATAGCAGAAGCGCTAGACATCGAGTCCGAAATGATGGTATACACAGATTTAGAGCAGGCTATAAAGGTTACTGCTCCTGAACCTGGACTAGAGAATGACATCGACGCAGCGAGAAATAATATGTATAAGATGATAGCTGTAGGAGAAAATACCCTACTATCATCTCTAAATATGCTGAATGAGATGCCGACAGCCCGTGGAGTAGAAGTTGTTACACAGTTGATGAAAGCAATGTCTGACATCAGCCAGGACATCGTAGCACTACACCCACCAAAGGATGCTAAGGTCGTTGCTGAAGATGACGATGGAGCAGAATTCGTCGGTTCATTATCTGACTTCCTAGACGCTGAAGATGCGAAAATCATTGAAGAAGAGTAACATATTGTCGCTTTCTTGGGTGTATAAGTAATATTATAGAAATACCCTAATTATAAGACCCAGGAAAGCAATGACACAATTTTATATGAACAACACGTCCCTGAACGGAAAGGGGCATAAACATAGATTCACAAAAAAGCAATTAGCGGAAATCGTGAAATGTCGCAATGACATAAACTATTTCGCTGAAAAATACTTTACTATCGTCCACGTCGATCACGGCAAGATGAAGATACCTCTATACGACTATCAGAAAGAGTTGCTACAACATTTCGATGAGAATAGATTTAGTATTGTTGCTCAGGCGAGACAGTCAGGGAAGTCCACGACGCTTACCGTATATATCCTACACTACATCCTATTCAATTCTGATAAGACAGTTGCTATACTTGCGAACAAAGGCGATACCTCACAGGAATTGCTGGAAAGAATCAAATTAGCTTTTGAACTACTGCCACGATGGTTGAAGCCTAATGTAACTGAGTGGAACAAGCGTACTTGTAACTTCGAGAACGGATGTTCTATTATAGCTCGCGCTACATCTTCAAGCTCTATTCGTGGATTGTCTATCTCCTTGGTGGCAATTGATGAAGCAGCTTTCGTAGACGATTGGGAATCATTCTATAGATCAACCTATCCTACAATTTCTTCAGGTAAAGAAACTAAAGTAATTCTTATTTCAACTATGAAAGGTATGAACCATTTTCATATGATGCGAGAAGAAGCTAGGGCTAAGAAATCCTCATACCGACTATTCGAAGTCATATGGTCTGATGTTCCTGGGCGTGATAAGGCGTGGGCAGCAGAAACAATAGCGAATACATCACAAGCAGCATTCGATCAAGAACATTGTAACATAGCATTAGGTTCTTCTAATACCCTTATCCCATCATCGGTGCTACAAACTTGTCCTATAATAGACCCTATTCATACTATGGAGAATGTGTCATACTATAAAATGCCTGATCTTACTCACACTTATGTAGTGACTGTGGATACAGCGCGTGGCGTAGGACTTGATTACTCAGTGTCGGCAGTATGGGACATTTCTAGATACCCTATAGAACAAGTTGCTGTATATAGAGACAACGAAATATCACCTCTAATTTATCCTAACCTTATCTATAACTTGGCGCGACAGTACAACTACGCCCACGTTCTGGTAGAAGCAAATGACTTGGGTGCCACAGTGGCAACAACACTCAACGATGACCTAGAATATGAATTTCTGGTAGCTGATAATTCCAGAGATCGTAGAAAGTATCAATTAGGCGTAATGACTACAAAAAAGACTAAGCGCATCGGCTGTTCAGTCTTACGGTCATTGATGGAGACAAACAAACTTATCATACAGGATAAAGACACCCTGTTTGAATTATCAAACTTCGTATCGGTTGGCGGTTCTTACGCTGCTGATAAGAACTTCCACGACGATACCGTTATGTGCGCGGTAATGCTCGCTTGGTGGTCTACTACAGATGACTTCGCTGAAATTATGGGTAGTGGAATAAAATCAGCACTTTACACAGACCGTTTGAAAGAACTTGATCAGAATTTAGCACCTGATATGGTGATAACTAACGGGATGGGCGGCGATGAACCAGAATTCTTTGTGGAAGACGGGGAAGTATGGCAAACAAACACGGATGACGAATTCTTTGACCGTGACGACACGGATCATAGGTCTAATTTCTTCTAAAATAGCACTATAAGTATATAAAACAGAATAACAACTTTTTATTATGCTGTTGTATAAGTATACATAACATAAGAAAACATTTTTTCAATAACACAACAAAAGGAACATAACATGGCTTTTAGCGTA